ACTGCAAAAAATGCCCTTGATATAGATGCAAATATCATGGGACATAAAAAGAAGAAGAAAAAGAACAAGCGATAAATACAATATGCGTGTTAAAGATATAAAAGAAAAAGATGATAAAAAAGTAAGAACTGCTTTTGGTAGAGGTCTTGGAAAGGGATTTCAAGCAACCCAAAAAGGTGGTATTCTTGCACCAGATGCACTTGAAAAAGGCATCAAAAACTTTTTTACCGATCCTGGTGCAGAACCTGACAAACCTGATACATCTAAATCTCAAAAGGGAGGTAAGGGTACTGACGATGCAATGAACACTGCAAAGGCAGATGCTGAAAAAGTAAAAGGTGATGCAAAAGGAGCATTAGCTATTATGGCTGCTAAACGTAAGTACAGCAAAGAACTTAAAGGCTACGATAATAAGAAAGCAGACATTGAACCGGCAACTGACGCTAGACTAGTAGGTAATGACGGTAATTTATATCACTGGGACGGCAAACAGTGGTTAATGAAAAACGATACAAGCGGACGTTACGAAAAAGCATCAGATCAAAGTGCTGTCAAAGCAAATTGGATAGATGCTGCTAAAAAAGGTAAAACAACTTTTATTAAAAAAGAATCAAAGGAAGAAAACATGAGCAAAGCAATTAAAGAAGGATTAGCCGATCTAGCTGGTAGAGCAGAAGCTGATCACGAAGTGCAAATGGCTAGAGCTGATCTTTACAAGATTGCTAAGTATGCCATTAAATTACACGATATGCTAAAAGGCGTATCAGAAGAAACAGGACTAGAAGGTTGGCAGCAAGCAAAGATTACTAAGGCTGCGGACTATATGGGTTCAGTATATCACAACCTAGACTACGATATGAAGTTTGGCGAAGGTATGAACGAAGCTAGAGATACTCATTGTTCAGACAAATGCTGTGGTTCAGATGTAAAAAGAGAAGATTGTACATGTCCTCCAGATTGCAAACACTGCAACTGTAATGCAACCAACGTAGACGAAGGCAAGTACAAAAACGATGCACAACGTAAAGCAGTACATGCTTCAAAAGCAAAAAAAGACAAGTATAAAGAAAGTATTGCTAAGAAACTAGAGCAAAAACTAACAGGCAAGTAATATGGATTATCACGCACTGCAACGTAAACTTTTTAATATTGAACCAAGTAACCCTGCAGAAGATTTAGCAAAGTTACAAGCAATAGGCGGTGGTGCTCAAGTAGCACCTACAGTTCCAACACAAGTTACAGAAAGTTATGAAGTAGGCGAAGGTTCTTTACAACTAGACAAAGATTATTCTTTAAGTGACTTTGCTGCACTAGCAGGCGTAGTTACAGAAAGCAAGCAAAAGACAGGTAGTGCCGGACAAGCAAAAGGCAAAGATCCTATGCCAAAAATGTCTAAGCCGAGCCATACAGGCGAACAACCTCATCCATTAAAAGACAAACTTGTAGGCGAAAGCTCAGAAGATAGAATTGCTGCGCTAGAAGCAAGAGTAGCACAACTAGAAGAACTGTTATCAGAGCGTTCACTTACTAAAGGCGAAGAAAAGAAAAAAGAAAAAATCGTTAAAGGTATGAAAAAGAACAAAGACGATTTTAAGAAGCGTTATGGCAAAGACGCAGAAGCAGTCATGTATGCAACTGCAACTAAAAATGCTAAAAAAGATGAGTCAACATCTATTAAAGATATGCTATATGCAAAATTGGCAGAATACGAACTTAAAAAATAAGTTTCTGGTTGACTTTTATCTAAATATCTACTATAATAATATAAACTAAACAAACCAATAGGAGTTTACATATGGGATCTCGTACCTACGGTGCTGACGAAAAGGCAAAACTAGAGAGACTAGTTCGCGAAGGCGTAACAGTACTACAAGAAGTTGAAGATTTACAAACAGGCTTAAAAGAAACTGTTAAAGCTGTTGCAGAAGAAATGGACTTAAAGCCAAGTTTAATTAATAAGGCAATTAAAATTGCACAAAAACGTGATTGGGAAAATCATGCTGATGCGTATGACGATTTAGAGACATTGATTGTCACGCTAGGCTATGATAAATGATCAATAAAATAAAAGAATTTTGGCTAGATAGTTATACTAGTGATAAAACTGCGTTTGCATTTGAACTTGTAAGTTTTATATTTACAGTTAGCGCAAGTATGACACTAGCCTTAAATGCAAAAGATCCGAATATGCTTGTAGTATATCCAGGATTTTTTATAGGCAGTGTAACACAGTGTTATGCGGCGTTTCGAAGAGGCGCAGCATGGGTAATGTTATTAACTGGTTATTTTGCTGTTGTGAATGTATTCGGATTCGGAGTAGCTGCCACTTGGTGGTAATAAATAATTTTAACGCTCAATGACGATTGTCGAGCAAGAATGAAGGTTAAGTTGGCCATAAGCAACGAGGAGAAAATTAAATGCCATACGTAGACGCGATGTTCGATCGCGATCAGGATATTATTCGTGTTGTAGAACGAAGAGACGGCAAAAGACATTTTACAGAATATCCTGCAAAATATACTTTTTATTACGAAGACCCACGCGGTAAATACAAAAGTGTATACGGTGATCCCCTAAGTCGTATTGTTTGTAAAAATACAAAAGACTTTCGAAAAGAAGTTGCTATCAATAAAGGTAAAAAATTATTCGAAAGCGACATTAATCCAATATTTCAATGTCTAAGTGAAAATTATCTTAACCAAGACTCGCCTAAACTAAACATTGCGTTTTTCGATATTGAGACAGACTTTGACCCAGAGCGTGGCTTTGCTGATCCGAGCGATCCATTTATGGGCATTACGTCTGTGTCTGTATACTTGCAATGGTTAGAAACAATGGTGTGTCTTGCTGTTCCGCCTAAGACACTTACTATGGAACAGGCTGAAAAAGAAGTAGAAGGCCTAGAAGGTGTTGTTCTTTACGAAAAAGAAGAAGACATGCTAAACACATTCTTAGACTTAATTCAAGATGCTGATATATTAAGTGGTTGGAACAGTGAAGGTTATGATATTCCGTATACTGTAAACCGTGTAAGTCGTGTACTAAGCAAAGATGACACAAGACGTTTTTGTTTGTGGGGACAGTTGCCCAAGAAGCGTGAATACGAAAAATACGGGAAGCAAGCAGTTACGTTTGACTTGGTAGGTCGTGTACATTTAGACAGTTTAGAACTGTATCGTAAGTATACATATGAAGAACGTCATACATATCGACTAGATGCTATTGGTGAGATTGAAGTTGGCGAAAACAAAGTACCATATGAAGGTACACTGGATCAATTATATAACAACGACTTCCGCAAGTTTATTGAATATAACATTCAGGATACTGCACTACTCGACAAACTAGACAAGAAACTACGCTTTATTGATTTAAGTAATTCAATTGCACACGAGAACACTGTATTGCTACAAACTACAATGGGTGCTGTTGCTGTTACAGAGCAAGGTATTATCAACGAAGCACACAACAGAGACTTACGTGTACCTAATCGTCCTAAGCGTGACGATACAGAAAGCACACAGGCAGCAGGTGCATATGTTGCGTTTCCTAAGAAAGGATTGCACAAGTGGATTGCTTCAATGGACTTGAACTCACTATATCCAAGTGTGATTCGTGCATTGAACATGGCTCCAGAAACTATCGTAGGACAAATACGTCCTGAGATTAGTGATGCTCGTGTACATGAAGATATGACGCTTAAGAAAAAGTCATTCGCAGGTAGTTGGGAAGGACGCTTTAATGTTGAAGAATATGATGCAGTTATGGAGCAACGCAAAGATGTTGCACTTACAATTGACTGGGAAGATGGTAGATCAGATGTACTATCGGGCGCAGAAATTTATAAACTAATTTTTGACAGCAACATGCCGTGGATGCTTAGTGCAAACGGTACAATCTTTACAACAGAGTTTGAAGGTGTTATTCCGGGAATCCTTAAACGCTGGTATGCAGAACGTAAAGACATGCAGAAGATGTTAAAGAAAGCAAAAGATGCAGAAAATAAAGCAGAGATCGAATATTGGGATAAACGACAACTGGTTAAGAAAATTAATCTTAACAGTTTGTATGGTGCTATTCTTAATCCTGGGTGTCGCTTTTTTGATAAACGTATTGGCCAGAGCACTACACTAACTGGCAGACAAATTGTTAAGCACATGAGTGCTGAAGTAAACAACTGTATTACAGGTGATTACGATCACGTAGGTAAAGCAGTTATTTACGGTGACACAGACTCTGTGTACTTCAGTGCTTGGCCGTTGTTAAAGGATGATGTTGAAAGTGGTAACCTAGAATGGTCTCCTGAAAAAGCAATCGCACTTTATGATCAAATTTGTGAGCAGGCAAATACAACATTTCCAAAGTTTATGGCTGAAGCATTCCATTGTCCTAAAACACGGAGTGATGTTATTGCCGCAGGTAGAGAAATTGTTGCACGTAGTGGCTTGTATATCACTAAGAAGCGTTATGCGGCACTAGTAACAGATAACGAAGGCTTTAGAACAGATACAGACGGCAAGCCGGGCAAAGTAAAAGCAATGGGCTTAGACTTGCGACGTTCAGATACTCCAGTGTTTATGCAACAGTTCTTAAGCGAAGTCCTGCTTATGGTGCTTACCGATACTCCACAAGCAGACGTATTAGAACGCATTACAAAGTTCCGTAAAGAGTTCCAAGAGATGCCAGGCTGGGAAAAAGGATCACCCAAACGTGCAAACAAGATTGGACATTACCAACGATTAGAACAAAAGCAAGGAAAGGCAAATATGCCTGGACATGTACGGGCAAGCATTAACTGGAATACACTCAAGCGTATGA